CACCCCCAGGCGCGTCCGGTCCGTGGGCGTCAGGCCGAGCGCGGACAGCAGCTTCGCGATCTCGGTCTCCAGCGTCGACAGCATCCCGACGAGCGGGTTCGCGTAGGCGTACCCCTTGTCGGTGTAGAGGACCGGGTCGGAGTTCTCCAGCCGGACCATGAAGTCCTGCCGGCGGTCGAACTTCTCGCACAGCATCACGAGCGTGGGCCGGTCCGACTCGGCGAGCCATTTGCATTGCTCGGTGACGACGCCCCACACCGCCCGCCCCGCCGGGCCCAGCTGATCGGGCGCGGTGTCCTCGACGGGAGGCAGCGCGACGACGTTGGAGACGTCCGGGAGAGCCCTGCCGCCGGGATTGCCGAGTCTCCGCTTCCGTTCCGTGGGCGTCGGCGGTCGTCCTGCGGGCAAGATCGCCACCCCCCTGCCGGGTCACAGACCCCCCGGGTCAAATTTCGCGATTGCGTGTGGGGGATGGGGGGCCGGGTCCGGATAGGTGCACGCCCCACGGATCGACCCGCCCCCCCTCTCGCGCCGACCTCTGGCCAAGGCTCGGCCGAGGGTGACGGTGTGTCACGGGGTGGGGTGTGGGTCACCGGGCGTGCTTGCGGGCGTTGCAGCCACGACACAGGATCTGGATGTTGCTCTGCTCGTCGGTGCCGCCGCGTGCCTTGGGCGTGATGTGGTCGCCGGTCAGGTCGCTGGATGCGTGGGCCGGCACTTGCCACCCTGGGCACCAGTCGCCGTGTGCTGCCTTGTGCTCGGCCACTGCTGCCGCTGCTGCGGTACGCCAGGCCTGGGTGTAGCCACGCTGGTGGGCACTGCCTCGGGCCTGGTCCTGCTGTCTCTGCCACTGCTGCTGGTGGGTGTCGCAGCGTGAGGCGTTGCGGGTGAGGACACCGCACACCAGGCAGGGGCGTTGGCGGCGTACAGCCATAGCGCCTCCTGCCTGGTGGCTGGCCTGTCAGCGCCTGCGGAACAGGCAGATAAGGGCAGTGCGTTCCCCGCCCAGGGTCTTGCTCTCACTGGCTGCCATGTTGGCCAGGGCCCAGCCCTCGGCTTCAATGGCCTCGATCTGTTCACCGACGCCGGTCATCGGCGCGGTGGTCTTGCTGCTGACATTGGCCTCAATGATCTTGTAGGTGAGGACGGCGCGCCCCTCGGTGTACGCCTTGCGCGCTTCGTCGCTGGCCTTGCTGGCCTTGGCGTTGTTGATGAACCCCATGTGGTCCCCCCAATGGTGTGGTGCTGAGGGAGCATAGTGCGGCCGTCGGGGCGGGCTTGGGGTGGCTGTCGCTGTCCTGTGACACGACGAAACCCCAGCCGGGGGAACCGTAGCTGGGGCTTCGTCGTGCGTCTGTGGTGCCGGTTGAGGGCACAGTTGTACACCCGGATCGTGACACGGCCCTGACCTGCGGTCAAGCGGCCTCGCGTGCCTGGCGTTTGGCCTGGAGCGCGGCGACGTCGGCAACGGCGTACCAGGCCTGTCGCGGGCTGCCGCCGGAGCGGGTGAGCTGGCCGCGTCGGACGAGTTGCCGGACGCCGTCGAGGCTGATGCCGAGCTGCCTGGCGGTCTGGTGGGCGGTGAGGTGGCCGGGCCGGATCATCTGCGACTCCATGCCCCCATGATGCGGCAGGGAGGGAGGCGCTGGTGGGGATGACGGCGGGCCTGATTCCCGCATCCGCTGGTCGCCTCCCTTGGCTCCCTCGCCTCCCTCGGCGGGTGTTTCCGCAGGTCGCGCCGAGGGAGGCGGGCAGGGAGGCCGCTGGGGAGAACTCCCTCAGTCCTCGAAGCCTCCCTCGTCGTCGGGGTCGTCGTCTCGGGCGGCGATGGCGTCGAGGATGCGGTCGAGGCTGACGTGCATCTTGCCGCCGGTCTTGTACTCGCCGTGCCCGGCGTCGTCGAGGACGGCCTTGAGATCGCGGAAGGTCCAGCCGTCGTACTCGGTCGGGTTGTGGTCCATGAGCCGGTGGAGAACGTCCTGGGTCCGGGCCCGCGGCTCGTGGCCGAGGACGGCGGCGATATCGGCGAGGTGATCGACGGGGGTGAACGCAGGCGCCTCGGGGGCGGCGCCGTGCTCGTACAAGCTCATGGCGCGCTCGACGACGGGGGTGACCTCGTCGATGCCCTTGTCGGGGTCGCGGGCGACGTAGTGGGAGCGGATGACCTCGAAGGGCTTGTTGCTGAAGCCGACGGTGACGGCGGTGCCGACGTCCTCGCCGGGGATGAGGGTGGTGGCGGTGATGCCGGCTTTGTGGCGGCCGGAGCCGAGCAGGCCGTCGTTGGCAACGTGGTCGCCGACGGCGAACGCCACGCGGTGGCTGGTGTTGCGGGTGACGTCGCGCGGGAGGCTGTCGGCGGTCGGGGAGACGGTGACCCAGATGAGGGTGATGGCGACCTTGCGGGCCTTCTTCATCACCTTGATGGCCAGCTCGGCGGCCTCTTTGCCGTACTCCTTGTGCATGAAAAGCTCGTGGCACTCGTCGAAGACGACGACCTTGGGCCGCATCCGCGGGTCCTTCAGGGCCAGTTCGCGCGTCACCTTCGTGGCCTCGCCGCCGAGTTCCTCCAGCACCTTGCCTCGGAGGGTCACCTCGTCGCGCAGGTTGCGCAGCGCCTTCAGCGCGGCCTCGATGTCCTCGTCGTCGTCGCCCTTGACCAGCGTCTTCAGGCGCGGCTTCAGCGGGTCGTAGTCGACGTTGTACGCCATGACGTAGGCCTCGACGATGACCAGCGGGTCGAGGATCGCGCCGAGCAGCAGGGCGATGACCAGGGACGACTTACCCGAGCCCATGATGCCGCCGACCATGTAGTTCGCGGCCATCAGCTTGCCGATGATGGGCTCGCCGCGCTGCGAGACGGCGACGGGTACGCCCTTGAAGTAGTCGACGGTGCCCTCGGTGAGCAGCGGCCACGGCGGGACGGCACCGGACAGTGAGCCCTGGTCGGCGACCCACAGGTCGAGGGTTCCGGGCTGCTTGGGCGGCTCGGTGGGCCACACCTCGACGGGCTTGCGCAGCAGGTTGTGGGCGAGGACGTTCTTCTTCCCGTTGATCATCTCGACGGTGACGCCCATGGGGAGCTGCAGCTGGGTGTGCCAGCCGTTGCCGGAGCGGGTGGTGGGCTGGACCCATCGGGGCTGCCAGCCGTCCTTGATGGCCTTGTTGAGCGGGGCGATGCCGAGGTTGCCGAGGGCCTTGAGGATGGCGCCCTCGTCGGGGACGACGTCGCGCTGCTCGGGGTCGCCGGGCAAGGCCCAGGTCGGGGCGGTCTGCCGGTGCCGGCCGACGGCCCAGACTCCGGCGAGGGCGATCCACGGGAGGGCGTGAAGGAGCGGGTCCCAGATGACTCCGGCGAGGAACGCGACCCAGGCCACGAAGGAGATGGTGGCGTGGAGCGGGGTGAGGACGTCGCGTGCATCGTGGTTGGCCGCCGCGATCATGATGCCGAGCATCAGCAGGATGCCCGCCCCGCCCGCGGTGCCCATGGCGATGGCCTTGGGGGCGTTGATGGCGAGTTGTAGCAGTTCCATGCGTCGGCGGTGCCGGGACTGGCGGTAGATGTAGGCGCGCTGTTCCCAGTCGCGGGCGACGTCTTCCTGGCCGGCGGCTTCGGCGGCGCGCATCATCCGTTCGTGCCGGGCGGTGGTGCGGGAGTCCCAGGCGCGGCGGGTGAGGACGCGGGTACCGCCGACGATGTAGGAGCTGTGGCGGACGGTGAACCGGTACGCCGGGTTCTCGCGGGTCTCGACGACGACGCGGCGCAGGTGGTCGATGCGGACGCGGCGCCGGGGCCGGGACGCCTCGGGACGGATGGAGGACGCCTCGGGCGCGGGTGCGTCCTGGGCGTCCTGGGGGGCGTCCTGTGACGCCTTGACGAGGTGGACTGTCATGCTGGCTCTCCGGTCGTTCTGTTGGGCGGTCCGGGGCCCGGGGACGGCGACTGCTTGGCGGTAGGACGCCGCCCCCGGGGTGGAGCTACTTCTTCTTGCCGCGGCCGTTCTCGCGCTTCTGGGCGTCCTCGCGGATGCGTTCCACGCGGTTCTCCAGGGCCTTCACGGACTTGCCGCGGGCCTTACGGCGGTCGATACGGACACCGAGGGCGACGACCCGGAGGATCTCGGCCGCACTGTGCGGGTCCTTGCCGGTGAACGCCATGGTCAGCTCCCGTTCTGCCGGCGGACGGCGTCGGTCATGTCGGCGACGGTCTGCTCGAACGGGGCGTCGTTCTCGTGGATGGCCTCGATGAGCGCGTGGGCCAGGCCCTGCGCGTCACCCGCCGCGTTGGCGGCGAGCGCCTCGGCCGCCTTGGTCTCGATGAACTCGTTCGCCATGTCAGGCCTCCGGGGCGGTGTCGTCGGCGGGCGTGGCCTGCGCGATGAGCAGGCGGGTGCGGGCGATCGAGTCCCACAGGGTGCCGGCGGCGGCATAGGGGGCGGCCTTGTGCGGGCCGTCGCCTCGGGCCGCGTTCTCGGCCCACTCGGCGAGCCGCTCCGCATGGGTGACTGCGGCGCCGGCCAACTTCACGTGCTGCTCTCGGTTCACGGGTTCCTCCCGGTCACGGGCCGGGCTGTTCCGGCCCCACCGCACCCCCGCAACCGTGGGCGGGAGGCCCACAGTTGGCGGAGGACGGAAGGGCAGCTCAGCGGCCCTTGGCGAAGTCGCGCCACATCGAGCGCAGGATGAGCAGGCAGGCGGTGGCGCAGCACGCGCCGATCGCAATGGCGATCGAGGCCAGGGCGAACGCGAGCGAGCAGACGCACGCCGTGCCGCCGATGACCAGCCACTTCTTCGCACTGAACTGCGAGGCGGGCGCCGTCTGGTGCTGGCAGGCCGGCGCCTGCTGCTGGGCGCTGGCCACCCTGGCGAGCTCGACCGCGGCGAGCGCGACCTGTACGGCGGCGGAGTTCACCGCGGCCTCGGAGGCGGCGGCCTCCGCCTTGGCGAGAGCGTCGCTCATGTGGCCCACCTCCGCAGGGCGCGGGCGAGGCGCGGCCAGGCGAGGACGCCGACCAGGACGGCGAGGACAGCCGGGTGCAGGGCGACCGTGGCGACCAGGCCGAGGAGAGTGGGGAAGGCGGCGAGGAGACCGAGGAGGGCTCCGAAGAGCAGGCGCATCATGTGAGGACTCCTTGTCGCTCGGGGAGGGCGTCCGGGTGGAAGAGGTTGCGTCCTCGGGCGTCCTTGGAGTGGACGGTGAGGCGTTTTACGTGCACCCAGTTGCGGACGGTGGACGGGTCGATGTCGAACCACTTGGCGACCTGCGCGGACGTCATGAGGGGCGGCTCGGGCGGCGGTCCGTCCTCGGCGTCCTCGGCGTCCTGGCCCGTCCCGGGCGGGAGCTCGGGCGTCCTACCGTCGTCCTGCTCCTCGTGTCGTTCGAGGGTCACGGTGGGCGACTCGACGGGCTCGGGCAGCGCCTCGGGCGCGGCCTCGGGGACGCTCGGGACGGCGGCGGACGCGGGTGCGTCCCTGACGCCCTGGGTGTTCTGGTGGGCGTCCGGCGGGCTGGCCGCGAGGTGCAGGAGGTGTCCGACGACGGCGGGCGGTACGAGGCTGGTGACTGCGATCAGGACGGGCTGGTCGGCGATGACGTGCCCGGTAGTGATGAGGTGGCTGACCACCTGGGCGGCCATGGCGAGGCCGAGGGCGAGGCAGGCGCCGATGATGGCGGACCAGCGTCCCCGGTCCCCGCGGCGGCGGGTGGAGGCGACGGCGGCCGCGATGCCCGCGTAGGCGGACAGGACGACCGGCATGCCGTAGCTGAAGGGATCCGCCCATCCGGCGGTCTGGGCGAGGTGGTACTCGCCGGGCGCGCACATGAGGAGAGCGACGCCGAGGACGATGGGCCGTCCGCCGGCGGTGAGGCCGCGGACCCACAGCGGGGCGGCGGCGCGCTGGCCGGTGTGCGGGGCGGTCCGCTTGAACGGGCGGGCCAGCCAGGCGATGGCGCGGCGGAGGCGGCTCACTGGCCTTCACCTCGCAGGTGTCCGAGGTCGGTGGCCATGCGTTCGACGCGGGTAGCGGCGATGCGTAGGGCGCGGGCGAGGTTGTGGCCGTCGGCGGGATCGAGGTCGCCGTGCCCGTCGAGGAGGAAGGACAGCAGCGGCTTCGGCTCGGGCCGCATCTGGGCGTGCGGGGCGTGGCTGATGTACGCGGTCATGATCTTTGACGGCCCGTACTTCGCCGTGACGATCGGCGCGATGGCATGGGCGCCGTTGTGGGTGAGGTCGGCGAGGAAGCTGACGTCCTCGTCGTCGTGGCCGGTGCACCAGGCGGGCTCGGGCACGGTGACTTCGCCGTGGTCGAGGGTCTGCAGGGTGACGGTGCCCTCGCGGTAGTGCGGGGACTGGCGGGGCGGGTCCTGCCGTTCGGGGCGGGTGTACGCCCGGTCGATGGCCGCGTCGAGTGCGGCGGCCAGGTCGTCACTGAGGGAGGCGTCGACGGCCTGCAGCTCGCGTTCCGAGCTGAAGATGGCGGCGGCGAGGTAACCCTCGACCTCGCGGCGGGTGTTGACGACCGACAGCTCGGCGAGCGGGGGTTCGCCGGACTGTTCGGCGTGCCCGATGGCGAGGGCTGCGCGCAGCTGCTCGCGGGTCACAGTGACGGACAGGGTGACGACGGCGAACGGGCTGCTGTTCTCGTCGCACGGAAACGTCTCGGTCGGCCCGAACGCGGACAGGTCCTCGTACCTCATAGCCGCTCACCCGCCTCGACGCCGAGGGTGTGCAGGAGGATGCGGAGGGCCTCGGTGACGTGGCCGTGGGCGTAGCTGATGCCGTTCGGGTCGCGGAAGTCGGGCCGCCCGTAGTTGGCGAGGCTCCGCTGGGCCAGGGCGATGGCGGTGTCGAGGGCGGTGGGCTCGGGCAGCGGGGTGGTGTTGTCCGAGCAGGCGGGCATGGAAAGATCGGCCATAGCCGGATCTCCTCCTGGTTGTGTCAGGAAGTGGGCTTCGGTCAGGCCCTTGGCTGGGACGGGAATCCCGGCCTTGGGCCGTCTTCAGTTGTGGGTGCTACTCGGTCTTCTTCTGGTAGGCGCGGATGGCCTGGTTGACGCTCGGGGTCTTGACGCCGAGCTCTCGTGCGACGGCTGTCTGGCTGCCGAGTTCAGCGACGCCGGCGAGGAGGGCTCTGGCCCGTTCGTCGGTGGCTTCTCGGTAGGCCTGTTGTGCGGCCTCTTGCTGTCGGACGGCCTCGTCGTGTTGCTCTCTCCAAGTAGTCACGTCCCTCCTAGTACCGGAGGTGACTGCCGGACCACAAATATAAGCAGGGGTGCTTATCTGGGTCAAGGTGTTCACGCCGAGCCGCCCGACTTCTTCGCCCGCTGGAACGCCTCGTGGATGAGACGCTGAGCCTCCGCCAAGTGCCGGGCGCAGATCTTCAGTTCGGCAGCCGGGTCGACTGCCTCACCCGTGCACTGGTTGCCCCGGCCGGTCAGGACGCGGCACGTCACGTAGGACGCCATCAGGACGCCTCCATCTGTCGGGCCGCGAGGGCCTCCTTGTTGTCGTCCTGCGCCTGGGCGAGGTCGATCCACTTCTCGGGCGGCCACTCGGCGTCGCACCAGCTGCACGACACCGACGTCCGCCCGGGCAGGAGTGCCACGACGGCGCCGCACAGCACCTCGTCCAGCAGCGTCGGGCAGTAGCCCAGGCGGCGCGGCCGGTCCTTCGGGTCGCGCGGGTTGACGATCGACGCGACGTCCCGCTCGAGGTCGCGGATCTCCTCGGCGAACGCGCCGGCCATCGGCCACGACGAGGCGATCCATTCGAGGTTGATGGACAGTGCCCGGGCGGCGACCGCCACCCGGCGCTCGGTGCTGCCCTCGATGGCGGGCTCGCCCCAGCCGCGGTCTGCCTGCATCGCGGACCGCCAATCCTCGAGGACGCTGACCATGCCGCCGGGGCCGCGCAGGTTGAAGGCGGGCTCGGCGATCGGCAGCGGCGCCTCCGACCGGGTGGACCGCCCGAACTCGGGGCGGCGTCCGCCCGGGTGGAGGAACGCTGCGAGCGCCTCGTACAGGCGCGGCGCTCGGTCGAGTCGCTGGGCGGTGCCGAGCGTGCAGCCGGGGCACAGGTAGCCGTGCTCCAGCTGCCGCTCGCACAGCCCGCAGGACGCGGTCACACGCGGCTCCGGTTCTGCAGCTGGTACAGGCGGAAGCTGCTGAAGAACATGTCACCGAACGCCTGCTTACGGATCGCATGCGAGGCGGCCGCGCTGCGGCGGGCGGCCTGCGCGTCCCACCGCATGTGCAGCAGGTTCATCAGCTGCGCGCCGAGGGCCGCGCCGACGACGAGCATCTGAATCTCGTTGGGGGTCACGTCGACTCCTAGAAGGGGGGCTCTTCGGGGTGGCCGGCCGGGGCGGCGGCGGGCTGCTGCTGGGTGGCTTGCCACCCGCCGCCCTGCTGCTGGCCGTTGGCGGGCTTCGCACCGGCCCACGGGTCTCCAGACTGCGGAGCCCCCTGCGACTGGCCGCCGCTGCTCGGGTTCTTGGTGACCTTGGCGGTGGCGCGGGCGAGGGTCGGGCCGACCTCGTCGACGTCGATCTCGTACACGGTCCGCTTCACCTGCTCCTTGTCCTCGTAGGACCGCTGCTTGAGGCGGCCCTGGACGATGACGCGGGTGCCGCGGGTGAGGGACTCGGCGACGTTCTCGGCGGCCTGCCGCCACACCGAGCAGGTGAGGAACAGGGCGTCGCCGTCCTCCCACTCGTTGGTCGTCTTGTTGAAGCGGCGCGGGGTGGACGCGATGCGGAACTTGGCGACGGCGGCGCCGGCCGGGGTGAAGCGGAGTTCGGGGTCGTCGACCAGGTTGCCGACGATGGTGATCACGGTCTCTCCGGACACGGAGGGCTCCTTCGGATGAGACGGTCAAGGCGACCGCCTGTTGCGGGATGCTGGGTGGGAGGCCGGGCCCGATATCCGCGGGCCCGGCTGGTGTGCGTGCGGATCAGACGTTGGCCAGTGCCGCCGCGCGGGCAGCCTCGACGTCCGAAAGCTCTGCGGCGAGCCGGTAGACGTTGCCGCCGTGCTTGCTGCCCGTGGGCATCGGAAGGCGCTTGATGGCGGACAGTGCGCCCCAGGTGTCGAACATCCCGGGACTACGGGTGCACCCGCGGTATGTGCCGCGGTCCAGCTGGCCGAGCGCGAGGCGTGTCTCTTCGTGCCGCTTGATCTCTGCGCGGACGGAACTGTCAGGGTGTTCGTTCAGGTAGCTGCGCTGGCCGTCGATGACGGTGGTGAGCATCTCGCGCATGCCGGGGTAGGCGGCGTTCCACAGGGCGGCGATGCGTCCGGCGGTTGCCTCGTCGATGCGGGGGTTCGAGCGGATCGCTTCGATGGTGGTCACAGGTTCTCCTTGATGGGGGCGGGCGGGAAGCTGAGGACGACGCGGACCGGGGCCCCGCCGAACTCGCCGTTCGCTGCGAGGCCGATCCACTCGTCGTCCTCGGCAGTGCTGCCGGTGACGGCCAGCTCGGTGCCGAGCAGCAGGGCGATGTCCCCGGCGAGGGCCTCGCGCATATCGCTGCGGCCGTCCGTCCAGGGGATCGCCACGAGGACGGCGTCCGGGGTGATGGTCATCTGCGGGTACACGCCGTACAGGTCGCGTAGGGCGGAGAGGGATTGGGTAAGGCGGGAGGCCCGGGTGAAAGCCAGGCGGGCGGTTTTCGAGGTGGTCACTGGTTCTCCTTCGTGCGGTCAGGCGGTGCGGGGAACGATGACGTCCCCGTCGGCGGGCAGGGTGCGGGCGATGGCGTCGAGTTCGGCCCGCTCGCTGTCGCTCATCAGCGCCATGGCGTCGCCGAACGTCGAGCCGGCGGGCAGCGTCGCGAAGTAGGGGGCGGTCAGTTCGCGGATGCGGCCGAGGGCGGCGATCTGCTTGCGCTCCTCATCGAGGAGGCGGCCCGTGTGGTGTGCGGCGGCCCCGAGTTCGCCGCGGGTCGCGGAGGCGGCGAGGGCATGCTCCTGGCCCGTGAGCGGCTGCCCGTCGAGGTGGGTCCAGGTGTCGGCGGGCCCGCGGCGGTTGATGTCGGACAGGAGCACAACGACGTCCGTGCGGATGCGGGCGAGCGGTCGTTCCTGCCCGGTGCGGTCGTACTTCACTGGTTCTCCTCCAGCAGGTCGGTGTTGACGGCGCCGCCGATGGACACCCACAGGCTGCGGGCTTGGGCGCTGGTGAAGTCGCGGCGGCGGGCCTGGTCTTCGAGCTCGGCGTAGGTGAGGCCGAGCCGGGCGAGCGAGGTACGGACCGCGGCGTGGAACTCCTCGGTGGTCACCTCGATCACGACGTCGTCGTCATCCGTGACCGTCTCGGTCACGGTTCCGTCCGTCGTGCGGGCGGAAAGGTTCCGCAGTTTGGCGGCGTGCCGGTGGGCGAGGCCGCGCTGCCGGGCAGCGTTGAGGGCTGCGCGCCGGCGCTTGGTCGCCTCGATGCGGGCTCGGGCGGCGGCGATCTTCGCGGCTACGACGTCGTCGACGTTCACGACGCGGGGGGCTTGGTGAGAACGGGCATGGGATCGGCTCCTGTTGCGGTTGTGGTGACCTCGTCCTCGTCCCGGGCTGATGAGGCAACCCCCCTTGTGTGACCTCGTCCTCGTCCCACCTAAAGAAGTGGGACGAGGGACGAGGTCTCACTGACCGCGTCCGGACGAGGTGGGGACGAGGTCGGGACGAGGTCAAGCGGCAGGTTCTTCGGAGGCGGATTCAGGGGGTGCGGGAACGGAGTGGAGAGTGGCGTTCCGGGGGCCGGGCTGAGCCACGATCTGCCCGGTATCCACTAGCCCGGCGACGGCGCGGCGGATGTCGGCGGCCTTGCCGGTGACGCGGTCCTCGATGCCCTTGCCGGTCAGCGGGGCGGACGCCTTGCGGATCGCTTCGAGCACCTGGCGCTTGAGGCCATTGATCCGCTTCTCGTCCTCGTCGGCCTCGCGCTCCTCCTCGTCGCGCACTTGCGGCGCGTACAGGTGGGCCTCGGCGTACTCCTGGCTCTCGGACTTGACGACCAGGTCGGCGTACCAGTGCATGCCGCTGGAGTGGGACAGGCCGTTCTTGCGGATCTGGCCGGGCCGGTCCTTTGCGACGCGCACGGTGGACTTGCCGGTGACGCCGATGCCGAAGGGGCGCCGGTTTTCCAGCATGTACATCACGCCGTTGAGGCCGTTGAGCTTG